GTCAATGTTTACGGTCACGCCGGGAGTTGGCGTATCATCAACCACGAAAGGATAGTAACTACCATCAACCCACACGCCAAGCACCGAAGATAGGCCAATCAGATCCGCGTCAGTTATTGCCCCTGACTGGTTAAGGTATTGCTTTGTGTAAGATACCGCACCACCACCACCGCCAAAGTCTATTTCCGTGAAATCGTCCGTATCAAAATTATAGTAAATGATCTTCCCGGCTTCCCCATCAATCACGCAATCCCCATCAAGCAACCCTGAAGCCTTCCATGTCACTACCTCCGCGCTCGTAAGCACCTCTATTTTGCCGCCTAATATGTTAATTAGTTTGCTCACCCGAATAGTCTGCTATAAGATGCGCCTCCGCGCTGATTGGTTAAGTAAATCAAATCCCCGCGAAGGTTGCCCGTTACAATTGTCGAACCATTGCCGCCACGATTACCACCACCTAACAGCCTTTGAAGCTGCGACAATGGTATAACGGCCTCAGGGCCGCCGTCACCGATGATGGCAGGGGTTGGGCCGGTGGCAATGCCGCCTGAAGCCAACCGAAGGCCAAACAATTGCCCAAATATTGCCCCAAAACCTTTACCCCCAAATGCTGCACTTTGAAGACCTCCCGGAAGCAATGCGCTAAGTAAAGCCGCAGCCGCCGCCGCAGCCGCCAACCTTGTAATTAACGCCCTTATGCTTTGAGTAATCGCTTTAATCGGGCTGTCACCTTGAGAAATTGCCGTGAATGCTGCATTAAAGGCATCTCCTAATTGTTGCGCCGCGAATTGGCCTATTGTTGCCAACTGTTGAACCTGTGCCAGCGCTTCGGCATTACGGGCAATTTGTGCATCGGTTAAAATTACATTTGGCCTTCTGTTGCCCAAACCACCAGCACCTTGCCTTTGTATGTCGGCCTGAATTTTTGAGAAGTCCCTAATCTTTTCAACCGCGTCAAAAGTCAACCCTGATTGCCTTTGCACATTTTGCAATGAACGTGCAACCAAATCAAATGCTTTCGCTTGTTCCCTTGCGGCTTCTGTTATTCGTCTACTTGATTTTTCTTTTTCAAGTTCAACACCCGTTAAAGTGCTTACCTTTTGGGCAAGGTCTAAGTTCCTTTGTGAAAGCCTTGCCTCCTCCTCATTTAGTTGCCGGTTTGATTCCGTTAGCTTTGAAACCGCTAAGGCATTTGCCAAGGTTGAAGCAGCCTGTAGGTCTGCACCCTGACCCACTAACTTTTGTTGACGCGCTGTTTTTTGCAAGGCTTCATTTTTCTCATTCTGAATCCTTACATTATTGGCTTCACGTATTGCCTCTATTTCAAGAAGGCGGTTAACGTTTGAAAATACCTCTGCTTCAAATGCCCTTGCCTTTGCCCTGTTTAATATTGCAGCAGCTGTTAAAGAAATAGCCTTAGCCGCGTTATTACTTAATAGCTCCTCATCTGAAAGGTCTTTAAGATATGGCCCGTATTCATCGCGTAGTTTCTTTATTGCACCTAACTTTTGCGCCCGGCTTGCATTTTCATTCTGTAAGGTACCCTGGATTAGAATCAGGTTGCCGCGCTCATTTACAAGCTCCTCATTAAGTTTCTTTTGTTCCTCCGTAAGTGCTTTTGTGCCTTGAAAAAATGCCTTTATTTGCGGCCCAAAAGCAATTAAAGCAGACGTAACCGCGCTAATACCAATTGCAATACCCGCCGGGCCTGTTAAGCCTGCTAACAAAGCCTTAAAAGCTCCGCCTGTTGACCCAGTTTCCCGCTTAAGGTTTTGAAAAGATAAAACAAGCGGATCAATGTTGTTTGCGATACCGATAATGCCAAAGGGTGCATCCTGCACAACGCGGCCAAAGTTTATAAGAGTGGTGTTTGTTCCACCTGCTGCTGTGTTTAATTTTGTCAGACCTGCAGCCGCTTGTTGTGTGGCTCTTGGTATTTTAGTGCTTATCTCATCTGCTAAAGTTCCTATTCTGCGTTGAAGTGCTGAAATAGTCCGTGGATCGGTTGTTTTCTGTAGTTGTGCCTGAAGTTGCTTAAACTCATTGATAGACTTAACGACAGCCCCGTCAAGGGTGGCAAAGCTATCCTTCGCAGTCCTCGCAAAGTTGTTTACATCCTTTGCCGCCTGTTCCGTTTCCGCGCTTAATCTAACTTTTAACTCTGCCATTTTTCAAGCGTTTTGCGGCCATCTGTCGGCCAAGTTCTAAAATTTCTTGTCGCTGTGTTTGCAGCCTATCAACCTTCACTTTGTCAATCAATGGTAAAGGTAAAAGTTTTTCAGGTGTTAAACCTTTGGAACCTTGAGCGAGTAACAGGCAATAATAAAAGTGCCGTTGATAACTCAGGATACTTTGCCTTTCGTATTCAACGGCATCGGATAACTCCCTGAACTCGCGTAGGGTCATCCTGTAATATTCTTGTGGCTTCAGACGTAACGCACCGAAGGCGTGACGCCTTATATCAGCTATGTCAATTTTTTTTTACTTACGGTTTCGGCTAATTCCTGAACGGCTTTGTATTCCTGTGTTTCCTGGAAGTCCTTAACTATGACCTCCATTGTGGCATCATTTGGATTGGCATTAATTAGCTTGTAAACCTCTGAAATGCTTTCAAAAACAGGCTTAACACCCTCCAGCTTGCAGTGTACCTTATTGCCATAAAATAGCAACGTTGCCACTAAATCACTACCTGTAAAGTCGTCGGTAACACGTTGCCAGAAATGCTCCATAAAAAGCATACCAAAGCTAACGGGAACATCTTTCCCAAAAATGCTATAAACCATATTAGATCGGGTCAGTTATGTCACCAATGATCCTTATAGAAACGTCAGCAGTTGCCGCGCCCTCTTCTGCGAATGTTGAGTTTATGCTAAATATTACGCCCTCAAATTCGCGGGCAAAGATGGTAGGAGTGTCGGCATCGTCAGCAATTAACCAAGAAACGGTTGTTTCAGCGTCTTTTATTGCCTTCAATTCCTTGCCGGTAATAACCTGGGCTGGGTCATATTCGCCTTCCTCAAGGTACTGCACCGTAATGTTGAAGGCGTTATCTGCGTTCCCCTGCAAAAAGTATTGACCGCACTTTGAAGTGGCATCTACCTCATTAAAGGCATCCTGCAAATCGCTGTTCAATTCGCACACAACGGGCAGATATACATCACCTGTAAGGGTGTATTCCTTTACAAATGTCTTTAGCTTTTTGACGTTAACCGGGATATTAGCCATTTTCTACTATTTTAAATGTGATGTTGAAATCCCGCCTATACAAGATGCGGTTGAACAAATTTACACCGCTTGTTGACGTGTTATTTAAGTCAATAGCCAAACATTTAAAGTTTGAAAGTAAAAAGTTGCTATCCTCAACCATTGCCAGCACACTTTCGGCCAGTGCATCGGTGGTAAGGTTGCCGCCCCTGGTTGCTGCATCATTGTACACTGATAAGGCTACATCACAACTCCAGCCTTCGTAACAGCCGCCCTTTGTGTCTTCAGGAGTTGCAGTTATGGATGTAATTACAAAAGCCGGAAGTTTTACAGCCGGATCGATAATGGTGTCGTAAACCTTAAAGTCATATTGCAGGTAATCTATAATCCCCTGACGTAGGTTGCTGATTGGATCGGTCATTGTAATTTTATTTTATCAATGCGTTTGAGAAATTGCTCCCATTCTGCGTAAATGAACGGTATTAAGTAAGGCTGTGCCCGGTTGTTTACCTGCCTTATACCTTTACCCCTAAACAATGCAGCCAAAGCTGTAATGTCTGGGTCTGAAGGTGGTATAAATCCGCTACCCGTGCCAAATTCAACATAGGGCGCATAAACAATAGGTGCACTAATTTCATGACTCCCGTTGGCCGTTGTTGGTGTGTATTGGATTGAACCTTTAAGAAATCCAGTATCAACAGGAACAACGCGCACCGCCCTTGCAACCGCGTCCTGAGCTGTTGCCAATAATTCCAAATTAACTTCTTGTCTAAGTTCATCACTTAAGCCTTTCATATCAATTTGAAACGCCTTAATATTTACGTCTGCTTTTACCACATCCCAAAGGTAAAAGAAAAAGGCCGCATAGAAATGCAGCCCTTACCCTTTAAAACTAAACCCTAACTAAAACTATATTGAAGGAATTTCAAATGTGCTATTATCAACCAAATTTGCCGTTAAATCAACCTCCCTAAACCGCTTCGCCTCAATAACGGTATCAACCTTCAGCAACAAATCACGGTAACCAATTACCATGTCGGGCAACCACTGGAAATCATCTTTGTAGTTGCATTTTACCAGCCATTCAGGAACCTGTGTAAAGCTACCAAATGAACCCTGATTGCCTGCCCTTTGCTTCACAGTTGCCCATGTAGGTGCATCCGGCAACAGTTCAAGGCTTTCAATAGTGCCACCGTAACCGTCCTCCGTGTGGATGATTTGGTAGGTTGTTATTTGTTCAAGATGTGGCATCAGTAGTTTCCTATTTTATAAGCGTCAATCAATGCTTGCGCCTGTGGTGCGATGCTGCTTTCGCTGCTATCGCGGTTTGTGTACATCCAAGCGGCTTGTATTTTAACTGCTTCGATAAGTTGTTCAATATCGGTTGCCGTAGTTGTGTAATCAATCACCCAACCGCAAGGCTTAGACCGCAATGGGATGAAAGTATCATCTTCAATCTGGTAATCTTCATCCTCAACGGCAGGAGTAAGAACTGACGGGCATTTCCTATATCGCACATCAGTTGCTTCGTCAAGTGGCGACATCGGTAACCTTAGAGGCTTATCAATGTGTGCCTTCAGTATTACCTCATGATCTACAAGGCTGATACTGGTTGCAAGTTCAACGATACCTCTTGCCTGCTTAATGATGGTTTCGAATTGGCTATCGTAAGCCGTTCCTTCGACCTGAAGATAGGACTTTAATTCGTCAACCGTGACCTGCTCGGTAGCATAGTCGGATAGGCGAATATTTAAACTTTGGATGCGGTTCATGGTGTAAAGTTAAGTTCTTCGCCCGTTAATGCAAAATACAGGTTTTGGAGCTGGTGGAGGTAATTAATCTTTTGCAATCCTATTGCTTGCGCTTCACCATTTGAAAATTCTGAATCTTTTATAAGCATTGGAAAAATACCTGTTTTATAAAACGAAATGGATAAGTGGAAATCAGGCTGCATTGAATAAACATATTCATCTGACCTGTTTTTTTCAAACCCGAACTTTTCCAATATTTCAGGGGTTAATGGTATGCCTTCAGCCCTTGAATATAATTCGCTAAATGGGTCCCAATGACCGGTTACAATATCATCTATAAACCAAGATTTATCACTGCTGTAATTTCTTACCCAATTACCAACCCTTACCTCATTAGCTTTAATCATAAACAAAACTTTTTTAATTGTTCAACATTATTCAAATCCTTAATCTCCAACCAGCGCGCCCATGATTGCAGGCTGTACCTTTTGTAGTTTGCCATAATATGCGCCACCGCGTTATGTATGTCAGTTAGATTGTTCACATAGTGGCACGCATCGCCTACAACTTCACGAATGCCTGGAATATCGGTCGCAATAATCGGTAGGCTTTGGCTCAATGCTTCAAGGCAAACAGTGGAATAGCCTTCTGTCAAAGATGGCAGGCAGAAAATGCCTATTTGGTCGTAAAATGCCTGTGGGTGTTGGTAGCCTGCAATGACTTCATGCCCCCTAACGCCCGACTTGTTCAATACAACCAACTCGCCGAAATAGTGCCTTAGCATCGCCGCGCCCTTTTTATGCGTTAGGTTAATCGCTCCCAAAACGCGGGAAGGCTCACGCTTTGCCTTTGGTTTTAGCCTGTTAATCGGTCTAAACACCATTGAAGGAACGTTAACAGGATATTGCTTTTGTAACCATTCCGCGCAAAAAATAACCTTGTCGGCTTCGCTGCTTGGCTTTTCATCCCTATGGATGGCAGCAATTACCCGCGCCCCGGTTGCCTTTGCCTGTGGAACTAAAATATTCGGGCAAATGATGGTGTCAGCATCAGGCATTGAACCGCCTGTTGCTAATTTAGCACCAAGCAGGTGGCTTACATGGTAATACCACCAATCAGCCCCGGTTTTGTCGCCTGTCCTATAAACTGAAACCATAAGGGCAAAGCTAAACCAATACTTTCAAATTTGCAAGCATTATTTTAAAAAAATACCCCCGGTAGACACCGGAGGTACTTAAACCCTAAACCCTTAAAACTTAACTATGTCAAATCTTGCTTACACGCTCGGATCAAGCTCACCGTAGATGAAGGCGTCAGGACGAGTCACCGCAAGGGCTACACGCGCTTCAGCCTTGAACGTTACAGTGTTATTGTCGAAGTTGTCGCCACGATCATCTGTAAGGATGGCCAAACCGTCAACCTGTACGATGCCTGCCTTAGTCCAGTCACCAACCATTACGAAACCAGCAGTTACAAAAGTTGATTGATAAACCGGAATGCCAAAAATTGTAATCAATCCTGCGTTACTTACAACAACGCCCGGAGGCAATGTGTAACCCGCATCACCAACCTGAGTAATGAAGATTTTGTACACGTCCGAAGGATGAATTACAATGCCGTTGGGGCTGTAATCAGCAGCGCGAAGGTTGGCAACCCATTCCATGATTTTCTCAATCTCATTAGTCCCGGTTGTTGTGTCATCGCCATCGGCCTCATTGATAAGATCAGCAAAGAACTCACTATCTTCCTTAGTGAGATATTCATTGATCATGAACGAAGGCATCTCCCCCTGAAGAAAAGGCAAGTCCTGCATCATCTGCTTGGCAACAGGTGCAAGTCCGGCAAGATATTCAGCGGTCACGCTATCTTGCTCCAAAGTCATATTAATCAGGCTTTTCTTAGTGCCGTGATTAGTTTGGAACGCAATAGCGCCATCAGTAGCCGTTTGGCGGTACCAGCTATAAACACCAGTTGCTGAAGGGATGATTCTTACCAAGTCCCTCATGTGAACATTGCGGTAAGGATTGGCCGCCAGCTGGCTATCGTAAGTGATAACGGTGTCACCGGTCAGGCTTGCCGCGCTTGTCATGGTACCGGCTTCCTTAGTCATGAAAGGCACCTTAAACTTTTTAACTGCGAGACGGTCAGCCTCGAAGTTGTCAGCGATACCTTTAGCGATGCTTCCGATGGTACTTGTAGGCTTAGCCTTTTCCATCTTAATCGCGCCCATTGCTTCGTTCAATTTGTTGAGGTCTTCAGCCTTTGCCAGTCCTTCCAGTTGCTCGGCCTTTACAAACCCTTTCAGGTCGTCTTTAGTTGCCATGTTAGCCTTGAGGCCATCGATGGCAGAAATGATTTTATCTTCCATTAGAAAATTGTTTTTAAGTGTAAATAAATTTTATCGTAATCAATCGTTTTGCTTTCTTCCGGCTTCACTGCATCTTCTGCGGGTGGAGTGGCTTGTATGTCGGCAATTAATTGATTAAGTTGCTTAATTTCAAGTAGCAACATTTGGATTGTTTCGTCAGTTGCTTCAGTGCTACGGCAAAAGGTTTCAAGGGCTTTTACCCTGTCGCTGATCTGCTCCGCGCTTTTAATGCTTTTCATCGGTGTGTATTGATTCACGCCCCACCCGGTCAACGCGCTGCCTTCCATTAGGCGATGCTCAGTAATGTACTTTACGCCGTCTTTGCTATGTGACTTTACTTCCACATAGCCGATGGAATGTTCTTTTATTATCCCACCCTTTGCCATAATCATGAAGTCCTTGCCGAATGATGTAGGCAAAACAGTGGCACGATAAAAAAGACCGTAATCATCTTCTTTTAGCTCAATGAACGGGCCTAAGTTCTTTGTAATGTCATGATTTTGCAGATACTTGATTCGGTTCATGTTTTCCTGCAATGACTTTTTGAAGCTGCCCTTAGTCGCTACCTCACCGTAGCTGTCCACCTTATCAAAAGCGGAAAAGTAACCGGCAACGGTCATTGTACTTTCGTCAATGTCCTTAAATTGCAGGTCAATGCTTTTGTATTGGTAAATGTTCATAACCACAAATTTACCCTTGCATTTATGTATGTTTTACCTTAGCTTTGTGATTTGAAAGTAAATTGTTATGCTTCGACCCGAAATGAAAAACAAAATGCACCCTGAAGGGTGGGTAACAGTTAAGCAGTACGCCACCATGAAGGGAATTACCCCTCAATCGGTGTATCAATCAATTAAAAATAACTGGGTGTTACCTGACGTGGTTGAGCGCGCGAAGATTGGAAGCACGCATATGTTAAGGGTTACTGTGGCTTCCTGATTAACCTACCATTGGCATCGCGCCGCGCCTGTTCAGTCAGCCTACAACGGCAGTTAATTACCGAACCTGCAGATGCACCTAAACTTATATCGCCCGGATATTGCATCTTATCACCATTACGCGGGTCAGTGAATACACCATTGACAGCAACCTGCAAGTCCATTTCCCTGTGATCGGCTTTATCCGTTGGCCGGCTTCCCCTTGTCCTTGCGTCCTGCCGGCTGTTCCAAATGAGATCTACTTCAAACGGGGCAGCATCAGCCGCCGCCCTGTGTGCAGCATTCGCAGCCCGACCGCGTTCTGTCCTTGCGATTGTTCGCGTCCTTTGTCTTAGGCTCCTGAAGGTCAGCCGGTCTATTTCATTTCCGCGCTCTATCCTTCGCGCAAGTTCTTCGCTG